CTGGCCCGCTGCGGCAGCAGGCTCAAAGCGTATCGAAGTTGAGAACTTCTGGACGCCCACGTATTCAGGTCAGGGTGGCTATCACGAAGTTATGTGGGGCATGGGCCGCCGCGAAGGCAACGAGATCACAGGTAAGACGCGCTGCCGCCAATCAAGTGGATCGGCCACGTTCGAGTTTGACCAGATCCCGGCGCTCTACAACGGCACATCAGGTTCAACCCCCGGAACGGTTCTATACCACGGTCGCATGTGGCGGCGGGCGTTCCCCCTTGCACTGCTAGTTCAAAAGGGGTTGACGCGATACGGCGCACGGAGCGGGCCGCTAACTAACGGTCTAGAGGTAGACGTTGCGTTCGCGTCGGACGCTTCTGCTGAAACGTTGGAAGGCGGTTTCGACTTCCCCAACGACACGCGCGTTAAGTTCTACAACAAGAAGAACAACGCTATCAGCGGGCAAGTCCTCTTTACGGGTAGCGAGACGCGCACGGTGTTCCTGGCCTACGGTGCCGAGAACACGGTTATCCCAGGGACTAACCCGGCCACGAACTCGCACGCGGTAACGTCTACTGACGACATCCCGCTTTGGGCAGCCTACACCAGCCGCGATTCTGGAACGCTAGTTGTCGGCACTGGCGAGCAAGAAGCGCTGACCATCAGTAAGCGCAAGTGGCACCCCGGCGCTGAGCAGCGCACGTTCGACGACTTCGCCAACGTCATCGACCTAAAGCAGTGGACTTGGCTAACGCTGTTCTTCTCGCAGGAACCCGGCATCGAAGCCGGAGCAGGCTCTAACTTCCAGGTATGGCTTCAGCGAATCTTCCTCGATGGCAACACCGGAGACTGGGCCGAGTTCTACAACGCTGGAACTCAGGTCTACAAGAGCCGAAACAACACGGCGACTGGCGACGGGCAATACAGCTTGTTTACCGTTGGCGGTGTTCCCGGTATCGACACTCAGTTCGAGGTCGAGATCGCAGAGGTCCGTCTATGGGATGGTGAGCGCTACACCAGCCCAGCAGGCGGCAACGGTGCAAACGTCTTTGGTGCCTACCTGTCCGCGCGCGTCCCGCCCAACTACTGGGACGACATGCACCACTACCTGCGCTTCGCCCCCATCGACGTTAACGACATGGCTAACCAGTCCACTATGGATCAGGTTGGCACATTCGCAGACTCAAACGGCAAGGTGCAGGCGACTACGGACGCCGTCACCATCTACCAAAACGCGGCAGTCACAGAGGCGGTAGACCCCAACGCTAGCGGCGGGTCGAACTACTTCATCCCGTTCCCCAAGCCGCCTGTGCCTGCGATTCGCGGCATTGAAATCTTCCGCACGCAAGTCGTCCCCGTTCAAGAAACGTTCATTAGCGGTGCGACTAACCCCCAAGCTCAGACGGATGCGTTTAAAGCTTGTCGCGCTGCGCCGCTCTACTACCTGACTGAGATCCCGGACGGCACGCAGGCTTACTACGACAGCGCCATCGACACCCTGCTCGGCGCACAACTCAACTTGACCGAGGGCTTGATCCCCGGCAACCCTGGCGGCGTCTTCGAGTGGAACAACTACTTGGGCATTTGGGTCACCGACGCACCGCGCATCCACTTTGCAGCCTCGCCCGACTCATGGGAGAGTTTCCCGAGCGACATGGTCTTCGACCTCCCGCTCAAGGAAACCGGCATCATCACTGCCGCCGCCGAGCTTGCGTCGCGTGACGCGCGCAACTCACGCGTTCTCCTCCTTGGCCAAAGCTGGGGCGCATTCCTTGACGGGTCACCCACTAACCCGCAGACCAACACGCTAGGTGGCGGCGTTGGCGCAGCTAACTCGCGCTGCTTGGTTATCGAGAAGGGCGTAGCTTATGCCTACAACGGGACACTCTGGGCCATTACTGGCGACGGACAAGTGGAAGACATTGGCATGCCCGTGCTCGATCTGCTACCTCCGACGGACAAGGCGCGCCTATCAGTCTCCTCATCACTTAGCTCCCTCTACGTCATCAACGAAGAGACCGGCCTCACCCTGCGCTGGCACTTTGCTCGACGCGAGTGGTTCGTCGAAGACCGAAATGTTCTCAGCACCACGGACATCGACGGAGTAGACAACTGGGTTCACGTTAGCGGCTACCCGAGCGCCGGAGACAGCACGATCTACGCTGACGACGTTGAGAGCAATACGCCGACGTCGGGCATCGCCGTGACCAACATTAGCGGCACAACGTTTACCGTATCGTCTACTACTGGAATCAAGGTCGGCCAGCGGCACACGGTTGTTGCTGACCAAGACCCGCGTATCCGGCACACACTTGAGGTTGCGTCGCTTACAGGCACCACCGTCACTTACACGACAGACCCGTCAGCCGCAGCGACAAGCACCAACAACTTGAGCGGCTCTTCGGTAGCCCTGACCTACAAGATTTACGTTGGCGTCGGCTACTGGGGCACGATGCTAGACACTGGCCAGTTCACCAACACCGGAGTCGTTAAGCATGTGGACGTTGGAATTACAGACGGAGACAAATGGCACGCAACGTCTGCGGGTGCAGATTTCGCCGGAGACCCCTCCAGCCGAAGCGTCTTCGATGCTCCTGAATCTAGCCCAACTGCTGTTGTCGGATCTGGAGGAGGAGGAACCTCCGCAAGATGGGGACTTACCGAGCGACAGAAAGTTCAACGACTTCTGGTCTGGACGTATGAACCACAAGCCGTGGGACTTTCCGAACTCGAACTGAACTACAGCCCGAATGACTAGCGAACTCACAGCCAAGACGATGAGCTACCTCGCAGCCGCGTTCGAGGCCGAGGCCGCTGTGCTCGAAGCAGGTGGCTTGGCCGGACGCGACTCCGAAAGCGTGTGCCCGGTTAAACACTCGTTCGGCGAGGGCTGCTACGTTCGCGAATGGAACTGCCCCGCCGGAGTGCTGACTGTTTCCAAGGTCCACAAGATCGCGCACCCCTTCTTTGTCTTGAAAGGCCGCGTGTCGGTGATGACCGAAGACGGCATGGAAGAGATCGTTGCACCACACTACGGCATCACCCTACCGGGAACGAAGCGCGTGCTCTACACGCACGAGGACACGACTTGGGTAACGGTGCATGTGACTAACAAGACCGACATCGACGACATCGAACGCGAGATCATCGCGGGCCAATTGGAGGACTTAGAAAAATGACTTGGGTTGCTGCTGTAGGTGCTGGTGTGGGTCTTGCGGGCAATCTTCTCGGTAACCGGGCCAAGAAGAAGGCGGCTAGCGAACAGGCTAGGCTCGCTACTGATCAAGCGCAGAAGATGCGTGATCGAGCCACTGAATCGGCAAACGTCACTAAGGCGGAAATCGAAAACCTGCGCACGCTGCGCTCGATGGACATGCCCGCGTTTAGACAAGCCAGCGAAAGCGCGATGATTCAGGCGCAGAAGGGTGCGGAGCGCATGGCGCGTCAGCGCACGATGGGCCGCCTTGCACCTGACGTTCGCCAAGCTGTCTTTGGTGGACAGTTCCAGCAATACGTCGGACGCGAGATGCAACGCCTTCAGCAATACGCTGGACTAACGCAGCAGATTATGCAGGCAACGGAACAGCAACAGCAGATGGCTAACCGAGTCGAGCAAGCTGCGGGTGGCATAGAATACCAAGGCATGAGCCAAGCTGTTCAAATGCGGCAAGCAGCAGGTGAGGACATGGGGTCGATCTTGGGTGCCGTCGGTTCAGCCGTGTCACAGTATGCAAAAACGCAGGCTGCTGAGGCAGAGGCAAACTCGCCAGACCCGGAAACAGGTGGTGTTCGCGGCGCAACTGCGGATGACTACATGCCGGAACTCCCACCGGGCTTTTAATCTACCGCGTTACTGATATAGCTAATGACTAGCATCGACTTTTCAAAGGCGTTGGCAACGTTGGGCGGCACGCTCAGCGCACGCGCTCTCGGTGGACCTCAAGCCGCGCAACAATACCTTGCGCAACTGAACAAGCAGGAGGAGTCCCGACTTGCGCGTGAATACGATGAGTCGCAGAAATCGCGCGATCGGGAGTTCACGCTTACCCGCGATCGGCTTGCGGCTGAAGAAGCTCAGGAAGCCCGCAAAAGCGCGCAGGCTTTCCAGACTGGTGAGCGCGTTGCTAGCCAAGGTTTCCAGGCCGGTCAGGCGGCTGACCAGCAAACGTTCACGCTTAAACGAGACAGGCTGGTTAGCGCACGGCAAGCCGCGCGAGATGCAAGGCTAGGGGAGCAGCAGCGTAACGCAATTGCAGCGCAGGGAGAACAGCAGCGTCTTAACACCGAGCTAGAGAACGCTCACGCAACTGTTCGCGCTCTGCAAGAGCACGAGCGAAGGCTTGAGCTAGGTGCGCAGTCTCATGAAAACGACGTAGCGTTAGCTAACGTGCGTGCAGAGTTAGCCGCTGCGGAAGGCAGGGCCGCCCGCGCGGATCAAGCCATACAGGGGCAAGCGAACCGTGATGCGGCAGCCGCTAACCTAGCTGCTCAGATCGCTGCGAAGAGGGAGCAGCAAGCCCTTGATCACCAATACGCCATTGGCCTAGCCGTTCTTCAAAACGACTTTGCCCAAGAAGGACAAGCCCGCCAGCAAGCGCACAGCATTGATCTAAGCGCGTTTAACTCCGCTAACCGGATGCGGGAAGACGACAACAGGACAAAGAATGCAATAGCGCTCAACGAGCTAGACGACAGTAAGACTGCTACGCTAAAGGCTACCACGACTTACGGAAGCATTGTAGCCAGGGAAGACAGCGGCTTCATGCTTGCTGCCATTAGGCGAATGCAGGCGGTGCTGCCGCGCAACCCCGACGGCAGCCCTCAGGAAGTTGACTTCGATAAGCGCGAGCAAACGATCGCGCAGTTGACGATCGTGATGACGGAGGGCGGCTTCAGCAGCGAAGCTACTGCCGCCTCTTACGACGCGGGTCAGCGCGACATCGAAGCAATCAATGCTTTGACGGGCGGAGCGGTTGACGCCTCTAAGATGGACATTGCGGGTCGAGCGAAGGTTCGGCAACAGCACGCTAGTGGGGGGCAGGAAGCTCAAGCCATTAACGCGAAGGCGGCGGAGATTGCGGCTGACCTGGAGGATTTGAGCGGTCAGGCGAACCTATCACCTGAAGCCATGAAGGCGCGAGAAGAGGCATCTGCAAAGGCGCAGGTCGCTCTAGCGCAGCGCTTTGCGAACTGGCGAACTAAGTATGGCGTGTTTACGGGTGAAGGCGGCAGTCTTGCTGCCACATCCGAAGCGCTTGAATCGGCTTTAAACAACGCCGGTCGCCTGACCAACGTTGTCCAAGACGGCCAGATCAACGCTTTGGCGGGCACCTACAACCCTGCCAGCAACTCCGGCGCGATCTTCGGCCCACGTTACTTAGAAGATGAGCAAGCGTTTAACCGCTTGAACCGAAGCAACGCAGTCAGTGATCGCGCAGCGGCGTGGAACAAGAGTGCGGTAGCGGCTGCGGGATTGTCCGACAGTGACCTTAAGCACGCAGGTTTAGACCCGCAACAGCGTGCGGTCATCGACCGCCTTAAGGGATACTCCAAAGACGGACAGCTTGATCTGCAATCCGTTAACGACAGAATCCGTCGCCACCTACTCGCGGGCGAGCAAGCCGAAGCAGACGCGCTTCAAAGCATGGTGCAGGGTGCTGCTCGTTTAGACCTTGGCGGTGCGATGGTCCGCATCAATCAGGGTCGCGAACAACAGCAGGCTGTTCAAGGTGTCGAGACGCTAGCTGCGGCTACGATGGAGAATAGTTTGGTGCGCTTGTTCCCGCAAGGCGAGGGCAGGAGAACAGCTATCCTAGCTGCCGTTCAACAGCACGGCTTTGAGACGCCCGGTTCCGACACTAAGCGCGGGCCGCAAAATGAGCAGGAGAACCAAATCTTCCTAAGCCGCTACGTTAATAGCGACGAAGGCATGAACGCGCTTGGACAGTCGGTCTTGATGACGATGCAATCGATTCAAGATCCCGATGTAGATGCTGACGCCATGCTGGACGGTAAGATTAGCCATGCCGTTGATGGGTTGGGCGTTTCAAACAACGCGGCAATAAGGCGAAAGCTGAAGCGCAAGGTTAAAGAGATGCTTGGCCAAGACCCGAACGGTGTCAGCATCTCGTCTGAGGCCGAAGCCGTCGGGGAAGCGATTGACGTTGACTTCGCACCAACGGATCGGCTGATGAAGGCGGCTTCGGCACTTAGCTCGCTATCACCGGATAACGCGGCAAAGTGGAACGCGTTTTACGGTGCTTCCGTCCTTGGCCCGACGCGAGAGGAGCGAACCGTTTTAGCCACGGGTTACCGAGGCAGGGATCGGGCGTTGCTCTCGGCTCTTGAAGACATCAAGCAGCGGCGCACAGAAGTGCCCGGAGAGACGCCGGATCAACGTGCGGCGCGTGAGCAGGCGTCGGCGCGTGCAGAAGCCAGCGGTCGCGTCGTGACGCGTGACCTAATTGATCTGTGGGCTTCGATGGACCGTGGGTTTGAAAGTGTCAACAACATGCACGGTTCGCTTCGTAGGAATGCAGCGGCCAAACACGCGTCACAAAGCATTAGGCATTTAGGTGATGTAGGAGGAGCAAAGCCTACAAGTGTAGATGGCGACTATATGTTTGGCGAGGACTCGCTTTATCAGGCCAGCATGAGCCAAAGCGATGCGGAGAAACTCTTGTCTGCGGGCGATAGAAGTCAGCTTGAACGCCTCGACTACTTTCGCGCAGCAGACATATCGCAGATCCCAAACCTGTCTCTTTCGCAACGGGACATCCTAGCTGGTGTTCAGCAACAGCTACGTCAGCTTGACCTCCCGGCGGCAATGGCCGCCATTAACAATGGGTTTAACATGGAAGACTACGGTCTGACTGTTAACGCCGACCCTGAAGCAGCGCAGAGGCAAATCCTTGCTCAACGTGTGCCCTCAAACCCGAGGGACATGTTGGATGTTAACGCGCAACGTTTGCAGCTTAGAAGAGCCAAGCAGCAGGCTGTGGCTTTAGATACCTCCGGCAGCGTTTACGCAGACACAGATCCTCGTGACGGTTTAGCTTACGGCATGGTTGACGAGACCGTGCAGGAGGCGCTGCTTGCGGACATCGACAAGGGTTTGCTGGCGCTAGATGCGTTTGAAGCAGCTAAAAACTCGCCGCTGCTCAGCAACTTGGCGCCGACGATGGCGTCTATTATTCCGTCGGAAGCTTTTGGGTCGCGGCAAAGCCTTGCTGAGGCGGTAAAGACGCAGCTACCTGCGATTACGGGTCAGTCGGCGGACGCAATTGGGCTTACCATTGAGCAGGGGCAGCAGCTTGCTGAAAATATTGGCAACGCCCCAACTAACGCAGCGGGTCTCGACATGGTGTTTGAGACTTTCTTCAACAAGGCGGCGAAGCAGTCTGCCGAAAGATTGGGGATGTCTTTTGCAGGGGCCACGGACAAGGATAGCAGGGACATGGTTGCTCGCGTTATGAGCGCCACAGTAACGGACATGCGAGACAAGGTCCGCGCCCTGAATCGGACCATGCTGGAGCGGATGACGTTAGGCGAGCTTAACTACGAAGACCTACCCGGCCCGATTAAAGCTCGTGTCGCACAATCGAACTTCGACGAAGCCATCGAACGAGTCCGCAGTGTAGACTCACCTCTAGCTAGGGCAGACGAAATGCTGCTGTTGTCTTTCCAGGTGTTCCTTGCTGACTCCGCGACAACTACGGGCACCCTAAGCGAGCGTTAAACAATGTCAGACCTGCAACCAGGGTTTATGGATCGTCTCTTTAATTCGACGATCTCTTACCCGCAGCAACTCTTGTGGCGTCTTTGGCGTGTTATTGAAGACGACAAGATCGACTTGTTTGACGAAAAGGGTATTGGCGACCTAGCCGCCGTGCCCCTTCTAGGCTTTCTGGATGACCACAAGCACGACGTAATGCCGGACTACATGGCGGAGCAGATGGGCTTCGCTAAGGAGGGTCAGTCGGGTCTTGGGTCTCAGCTTTCAGCCGCCATCCTAAGCGACCCCTTGACCTACATGACCGGCGGGCTTAGCGCCATCGGCAAAGTAGCAAAGGGTGCGAACACTGCAAGTAGAGTAAAGGCGGTTGGCAGCGTAACTAAAGCAGCGGCAGCCGCAAAGAAGCTGAAGCTAAACGAATACATGCAGCAGCTATCGCCGCAGGATTTTTTGCGGCACCTTGACGAAGCAGCCGATCAGGTAGCCCAGGGAGTGGGCGGTTTAACAAAGCGCCAAATCGCTAAGCAACAGAAGACGCTGGCTAAAGCGCGCAAGCAAGTCGGCGATAACGTGATCGAAGCGGAGGCGCGCGCGGGTAGGAAAGCCGCACAGAACGGAACTAAGCCGAAGCCGCTGACGATGGCGGACTACATTAAGCAGACTAGTGATCGCCAAATCTCCCTTGGCCTCCCTGTCTTGCACCGTTGGGGCGCGAAGTGGGATGTGCCTAAGGACGAGGGCAGTTGGTGGCAACTGTTTAAGCACGGCACCAACAAGGGCGGCACATCGCTAGCTAAAGCGATGATGACCAACCGCTTGACCGCTGTCCCCGGAGTTAACCACTTTCTTAAACAGGCGAACACCATTGTGGGCGCCATGTCAACGGGTTCGCGTATTGGCGCAGAAGCGTTGAACGCGATACGCAAGGGTAGGGATCTCACGCCTGGTGCTTTAGACGCCTACGCTCGTTGGCTTAGTCCGGGTGGTGCGTCGCGCGTGGTGGGGCAATTGCGCAAGGCGGCTTCCACTGCCGAAGGCGGCATCGAAGAGGTCATCACGAAGGTCGAGAAAGCCTACGAAGAGGCCATCGCTGCGGGCGCCAAGTCGCACGAAGAAGCCTACAAGATTGCGTTCCGCAAACAGAAGATTGGAATGCGTGGCGAAACTGGCCGCGATCTTTGGAACCGTTTGTCGGGTCACACTAAAGACACGACTGCGCAGTTCCCAGATTTTGGTGCCGGTGCGGGTGCGGGTAAGGCCCAGATTGGTCCGCTTCTTAAGAAAGCCTTAGCTGAAAACACTGCGGCAAGTGAACTGCACCAAGCTGGCAAGGGGTCGGTCGATGTAGTCGGGACTGAAGTAGGTAAGTTAAAGAGTGTTTTTGACGCCAACGTTAAAGAGTTACCTGAGTTACTTCAGCCGATAGCCAAGGGGCTTTACAAAACAGGAGAGCTTTACCGAGTCGGGCTGAACAAGGCGTTTAAGACAGGCACGGCTTCTGCTGTTGGGGAAGCGCAGTATTCCAAGTTCTTGTCCAACGTCGCGCGCGACAACGCGCAGATGGAGAAGCTGACCCAAGACCTTTACAACAAGATTAAGAAGGTTACGGGGCAGGACGGTTTCCCCTTGTCGCACCGCGATCTCATCAAGGTCGTGTCTAAACTGACGGAGCTAGATGCGCTTCCGGGTGAGCTTGCAGCTTCGTTTCACGCAGCGTCGATGGGTGGAGACAGCGCGCGCGCAGTCTACAAGTCGATGGAGAACTACCTCAAGCGACAGCGCTCTACGCTAGTCACGTTTGAGAAGCTGCTTAAACGCACAGCGGACAAGGGCGGCATTGCTGCGTCGGAGCTTAAGACCAAGCTGACCGCAGCCCTTGACCAAGATGTGTTCCCGTTCTTGGAGAAGATGGGCGACACCACTGAGGGGGCAGTCCAGACTTACTTCGCGAACTTCGCTAGTCGCATCCACAACGCATCACGCGAAATTGAAGTGTTCTCGCCGCTGCAACAGCAGCAGATGAAGAGCGTTGTTAACGGCCACGTCCTCACCGGGACGGCGTTGCCCTTGACCAAGGGGCAGCTTGTAGCGCAGAAGGCGGGAAAGAACGTCGAGCAGCGTGTGTTGCTTGGGCAGCTTGAAGGCAAGTTTGCAGGCACGCTAGACAACAACCAGATTGCCGACGCTCTTAGCGAGTTAGACAAGGCGGGTCAGCGGGCAATGACGCAATCCGAAGTGGTTGCAGCCGCCAAGAAAATGCCCGCCATTCAAGAGTTGCTACAGGTGCAACGTAAGGCGGGTAACAAGCTCAGCGTAGAAGAGTTGCTAGGCGCCTTGAGTAAGACAGGCAAGGTTAAAGACCGTGTCGTCACTCGCGCCGTGACCCAGAAAGTGCCGCTTTGGGATGCCAGCCGCACTTCTTGGACATTGGATCAAGCGTCTCAAACAGCGCGTCAGTATGGTTACTCCCTGTTCCAAGATGTAGGTGCGGGGGGCAAGCTTCGAGTTGTGTCCCGGCACGCAGACGCGCCTAGTCTCGAAGGATTCTCTACGGTTAGTGGTGCTATGGGAGCGCTGCGGCGCACCCTGACCAAGAACCCGGAGATAGCCAAGAAGTATGGGCCAGGGCTGCCTGATTCGTTGATTAGCCGGACAACCAACAAGCGAATCACGATTGCGGCACAGGATTTAAAGCGCGCTCAAAAGTTTTTAAGCAGCGAAGACCTGAACATCTTGCGCGGCAAGGCAACTGTCTTCGATGAGGCGGTGTTGCCGGGTGGGGCAGCTAAGCACCACCAAAGACTCAAAACACTACAGCGAAGGCGTAACTACAAACCCGGACACAAGCTGCATGCGGACGTCATTAAGCCGCAGATACAGAAAGTCTACGATCAGGTCGCGCCTCCGCGCGGTGCGGACGAGTTCTCGTTGTTCCTTCGTCGCGCTGGCGTCAACATTGACGAAGCAAACTTCAGCCAGTTCGCCCACCACTACGCGCGGGGTCGCCTGCTGCTTAGCGAGGTCAACGGGGCCATTTCGCGTCACGGCTCTTTGGCGGCACCGGGCAAGCCCTTTGTCCTAGACCCGACGATTGCGGCTGACATCGAAGCTCACGTTGCGGCGTCCGGTTCTGCTGTGGCTGACCTTGTAAAGTCGCACCTACCTAAGGAAGTAAACGACATCTTCGACACGGCGCAGAAGATTAGCAACGCGTCGTTTGAGGCGGCTAAGGCGTCTGGTGTTTGGATGCCGGGTTCGCCGGTTGCGTATCTGCCGCGCTTCTTTAACAAGAGCGCGCGAGCACGTATTGAAAAAGTCATCGGCAAACTTGAAGTGGAAGACTCCACTATCTTGGCGCGCCTTGGGGTTAAGACGGCGGCCTACAACAAGCGGCACTTAGATGAAATGTCGGTAGAGGATCTCAACGACCTCTACTTCGAACTTCGGGAAGTATCCATGAAGGAGGGCGCTAGCCCAAACATGAAGAAGTTCCACGAGGAGCTTGACGAGGTGATGGAGGAAGCCGGTGTAGGTATCTCCGGTTTAAAGAAGACGCTGCCCTTCCTGAAAAACGAACGGTTGGAGACTGACCCGTTCTTGTCGTTGCTCCAACGGTTTGGCATTGCGCAGCAGGATCGCAACTTGTCGGGTTACTTTGACGAGATGCTTAAGGCGAGCACCGGGAAAAACGGTGATTCGCTAATGCTTGCCGGAAAGGTTGTCGGTGTTGTCGATGACACGGGAGCCACTACTCGGCTTTCCACTACTACGTCTAAGGTGCGGCAAGCAAAGCGCACTAAGAAGGGTGAGGTTAAGTCGCTAGCTGAAGAGCTAGACAACCTCGAAGCTACGCCGCAGTCGCTGATCGTCCGTCTTGACGACGGCACTGAGCACGTTGTTCAAAACAACATGCTTAACGAAACGGGCATGTCGGTTTTGCCTTTGGGTCGGATGGACAAGGTTAGCCCCGGCACCGAAATTAGTAGCGGCACCTTGTTCGCACGCGCCAGCCTAAACTCTGGGCTAGACAACCAGATGTTTAGACAGCCGCTTACGTTGCAAGAAGCCGGTGACCTGCTTGACAGCCACATCGTCTTTGGGCACGGGCACAACATCACTTCGCTAGTTAAGTCGGCGGCCCAGGTTCACGATGTTACAGGGCGTGGGATGCGCGCGTTTGACTCGATCAACTACACGATCAAGTCGTTCCAAACCATTTTCCGCATCCCGTTCCACGTTGCTAACTTGGCGTCAGGTGTGTTCCAGGCATCGCTTGCGGGAGCGACACCGAAAAACCTAATGGCGTCTTACATCGACACCATCCGTTTCATGTTTGGGAACCAAGAGTTCTCTAAGCACGCGACGATGGTGTCTGACATGATGAACGTAGGCGACGACGTAGTGTCAACGGGCATTAAGTCGCTTTGGAATGGGGAGCGAACAGCGCTCCAGCAATCTGCCCAGCTTCACGGCGACGGGTCGCTTGCAGCTTTGTTGGCAAAGCAAGACCCGGAAGCAGCCGCAAAGCTAGATCAGTTTGAAGGGCTAGTCATTAAGCGTGCGGACGGGACCGAGATCGACATGGCCGAGTTCGTTCAGACTGCTGGCGAACTACAGCTTTACGGCACGTATGCCAGCAGCCTTGCGCGCGGCTCAACGTCTACGGCAGACACCTTGTTGCGCATTAAGATGGACGCGCTAGAGCCGACTTACGGGGGGTCTTGGAGAGGTGCCGGTAAGCGGCTAATGCAGCGCATGGCGAACCGCGCGGAGGCATCGGAAGTGCTGAACCGAACGGCCACTGCCCTGGCCCTGGTTCGTGAGGGGCACTCGACGCGACGCGCTATCGAGATTGCTAAGGAAGCGCACGTTCCATACGAAAAGCTCACGCCGTTTGAACGCAACTACGTCAAACGCGTCTCGGCTTACTACACGTTCCCGCGACACTACGTCCCCTGGGCGTGGACGCGCTTCATGGAAGACCCGGTAAAACTTGCCCGCATCGGCCATTACATTCGCGATCAAAACGTAGTGACTACGGCTGAAGGCAAGGCGACGCTAGCTATCGGGAATTACCGCGTAGACCTTGGCCGTCTAAACGCCAACTTTGAAGCGGCAGGTGCGGTAGCGGCTTTTGCAGACCGATTGCTGTTGCCGCTCGCTGACGTAACACCGCTCGGAAACGCTTTCGACGCGCGCAAGCTGCGCGGTATCACAAGCGATGCGGGTCTGCTGTCAATTGGCGGTGCAGCTAAGCCTATCGTCCAAACACAATCTTTGTGGGGCGACTCTTCGCGCGACATGCCAGTCGGAAACATGATAGAGACGGCGGCAGACATGGTCTGGCCGGTTAAGTATCTAAGTATGCTTATGGGTGTGCGTCCGACTAAGGAAGAGCAGAGCCCCTTTGTCCAATACACACCGATGGAAAGCATCCTGACCGACTCGACGTTTGGTGTTGGTATGCGCAAGGTGCGCGACAAGCACGAAACTCGACGGGGTCAGATGATGTTCCGCCGAATGATTAAGCAGTTGCAGCTACGTTCGGCGGCAACAGAAGACCCGGACAAGAAGATGCGTTTGCAGCAGCACGCACAACAACTGGCCGAAGGCTTCCAGCGTCTTATTAGCGAGGACGCGCAGAAGATGTTTAAATAATGGCCGACACACCTAACGAAGTTCTGCTCGCTCTCGGTCGTTTAGAAGGCAAGGTTGATGCCCTCATTGCACAGGAGGCGCGGACGCAGGAAGACGTAGACCGTATAGACCAACGTCTACGCGTGCTCGAAGGCTCTAAAGCCATGGTCTTTGGCGCGTGTGCCACGGTAGGCGCTATCGCTTCTTATGTAGTTACCCTAATCGCATGACGAACTCCCCCGACGACTACGCGGACGCATCTAACAATCAGACCTTTATCGTGAAAGACGAACGATCAGCACTGAAGATGAAACGCGAGGAAGCTCGCGCCGCGCGGGAGAAATACAAAGCCGTCGTTGCGCGTGAACGCGAGGAAGCCAGCGCTAAGCGGGCCATCCAGCGGGAAGAGATCAAGCTAGAACTGGCCAAGCTGCGGCTTAGTCAAAGCGCGTCTGAGAAGGCGCGAACTAACTTGGCGCTTACTACCCCAGCCATTCTTGTCGTCCTTATCGGCGGCTTTATCGGGATGCTGGGGACAGGTGCCATCCCAGACGAATCCGTGTCGGTTGCATCAGCCCTGCTGACTCTCCTGGTCACAGGGTTAATGGCTAATCTCCGAAGTATTATTTCAGAGGGCAGCCCGACGGAAGAACCAAACGGCAACGGGCACGACGCCCCTAAGCCACCACCCAAGAAGACCGAAACCCCTAAGAAGCCATGAAGAAAGCTATCTCCGTAGCGGCCCTTGCCCTACTCGCTGGCTGCGAAGGTATCAGCGTTGCTGACGCCTACGTGCAAGCCGATCAATTGACCTACGACGCAATCGCGCCGTCTTACCGCGCCTACGTGGAAGCTGACGAGAAGCTGGACGCTGCCAGCAAGCAGTCACGTATGCGCCTCCTCGAAACCTGGCAGCTTCGCATTGAAGCCAACACCAAGAAGAAGTGAGCGACATGACTCCCAACGTGCAAGAGCTTGCGGACAAGCTGAAGGCGTCCGTTACCGACCCTGGCAAGCAAGATATGCTGGCGGCTATCGCTGCTGACTCCAGCCGCATCGCGGTCCTCGCCTTGACCAACCCTCACGCCGCCGAAGAGGAAGTCGCAATCGTCAAGGCAACGCTAGCCAACATCGGCCAAGCCGAAGCGGCGAACGCCGTTCAAGCGGTTACCGAGTGGGTGACTGATGCCGTTAGCCGCGTGATGAGTAAAGCATTGCCGGTCTAATGGGCACCATTGGCAGATAAACCTGAACTAGAACCCGGCTACCGAGGTTACGTAGCCGGGGTTCTCGACTGCGACGGCTCTATATGGATTAGTGCCGATCGCGGTGGTGCCTATCCACGCCATGCGCTTCGCGTCAACGTGACGAACACGAGGCGCGGCTTGCCCCAATGGTTTGCTGAGCACTTTGGAGGGCAGTGTCAGCACTACCCTAAGAAGAAGGCGCAGTGGCGCGACGAATACCGATGGCAAGTTAGCGGTTTAACTGCCCTGCCTGTGTTGCAAGTGTGTCTGCCTTACCTGATAATTAAACGTAAGCAGGCACTGTTAGCCTTGGAGTTTGCCAGCACTATCATCCCTGGCTCCAAAGCAATACCTGAGTCTTACCGTCAACTGCGCGCCGACATCTATGCGCAGATGACGTCACTAAACAAGAAAGGTCCAGCATGATTGTGCTCGGCGTAGACCCTGGTTATCGCAATCTCGGTCTGTCTATTGTGCGCGTTTCGGAAGACGGCAAAGCCGCCAAGGTGCTGCACTCAGAGAACATGTCGGTCGGTAAAGCCACTGCACCGATGGCGTTTACTAAGTTCCTTTGGCCTAAGCTTGAGCATTTAAACGCTGAGCACGGGCCGATCGAGGCGGTAGCGAGCGAGACGCCGCCGTTCATCATGGGGCAGATCAAGACTACCGCCTTTCTTTGGGCGGTGTCTTCAATCATCGTGGCTTGGGCGCACACTAACGGTGTGACTTTCCGACACGCTTCGCCGCTGTCGCTGAAGAAGGCGGTATGTCGAGTGGCGGGTCGTAAGTGGAACCGCAAGTTCATCCCAAAGAAGGGTGAAGTCCGGGAGGTTGTGCAGGGCATCACGGCTGAGAGCGGGCGCACATCACACGAAAACGACGCGACGCTGGCTGCCTTGCTCATGTTTAGCAGGACTATCCCGGATGACTAAGCTACGCATTCAGAGTAGGGCAAGCCGCCTACGCTACCGTGACGTAGCTATCACTACTTTTGAAGTGCGGTCTATCTCTTTAAACGACCTGCACTGCCCGGTGCGTGACGTCCCGACCTTTGCTAGTGGAGTAGCGGACTCCATTCGAGAGCAGGGGCTTGCGAACCCTATCGTTGTAGTGCGAGGTCCACGCGAAGACTTGGCCCGCGAACTAGAGAGTTTAAATGGGAGGCCAGCCTCGCTGCCCCCGGACCCTGTAGTCAACGTAGTCTACGGGGGCACCAATCGAGTCACGGCAGCCAGGATGATGGGCTACACACATGTAGACTGCGTTCTGCTACCATCGTTTGAGCTAGCTCTGCGCGTTCAGGAGCAGCAACGAAACACCTACAATGGAACAACGGCAACACAAGCAGGGAGCTAAGGGCTTGGAGAAGCTCGACTCCATCGAGGACATGGCGGTGGCGCGCTTCGGTTCCATCGAGGGATTGGCCCTGGTGCAGAAGACGACGCTGGAGTTGGCTAAGTTCTACGCCGAGCAGTTTGAGCTAGACGCTTCCGACCCGGAGGTCATGCTTAACACGACTGCGCTGGCGTTCGCGCGGCACAAGGAGTTCACGCTGTTGCGCGAGATCGAGATTGACCTGTTCGAGCGCGTGACTACCAATCCCGACGGTGCAACCTACGGTCAGGTGCTGTTCAACACGACCAGGACAGGGGCCTATCGGGACGTCTACCGCGAGATCGATCGTTTACACGCGCGTGCGACTGGCTACCTTAAGGAGCTACGCGAGCTTTCGCGCGACGCGCGTTGCCGCTAGAACTCGTTAGCGGAACTGACTCGTTTGATTAAACGGTCGAGATACCAGCGGGCCTTGCGCAGGTCTTGCTCGGGCTTGCCCTTGTGCTGGTAGCGCCAGAGATACTTGATGGTGTTGCCCTTCAAGTAGTCGGCGAAGCCTTCAGGGGACATCGACGCCTCGATAGCGTCGATCGTTTCAATGTCCCCTGAAGTGTAGTGCTGCGGCTTATTGACCTGATCCATCGGCGCGCTCATGCAAGATGGCCATGGTGACGAGGCCCACTTTAATAAGCTCGGGAGTCGTCATGCGCGACAAGATAGCGCCAAGGTCGGGCATACTATCGGGTGGGGTTTGCTCGGCAGGGTTCTCGGAATGGGCAGTATCCTGGCTTTCCTGCTCGTCCGCAGTAGAAGTTGGCGTCTTGGTCATGGCGAATTAGGAACTCCTCTCCTGGGTCAGACCCTTCTAGGGCCATCTCAACGGCAACCCGCACACGGTCACGCTCAGCGGTTAGTGCGGCGGGGGTAATGAAGCGAGGCAGCAACGGCTGCGTCAACGAGTCGCGGTTGATGCCCGCGATGATTGCACCAGTATCGAGCACGCCCAGCGAGTCGGCGTAGACAGCAAGCTGCGCGAGGTAGCCGAAGCCGTCCGGGTCTTCACCCCAGATCGTCTTGCCGTGCTTCTTGAACGAGAAGCCTCCCATGGTCTTGAAGTCTACGAGCATAGACTTGGGTGCGTTGTCAGGCAGGTAGCCGCTGGCCAAGTCCTCGTCGTGGAGCTTGATGAACATGTCAACGTGGCCTTCTTGGTTGAAGCGGTCGTAGTCCGACGGCCACCACTCAGGCATACCGACACTCTTCTCAGTCTCGACAACGAAACCCTTAGGGATGGCCGCCTTGACCGCAGCGTAGCTAAGCTCGTGCAGCAGGTGACCGACCGCGAACGTCGTGCCGATGTTACCCGGCATGTCGCCGCCCTTGATGCCAGACGAGGCGTAGTAGGTCTGGCGAGCGCACGCCAAGAACGACGAAGGACGCACACGCTGCGCTTCGTTGCGCTCCAGCATGGAGTTCTTGATGCTGTCTGCGGCGTCGTCTACGTGCTTGCCGATTAGCACGGGGTCGCTGTTGGCGACATCCATACCGTGCAGCCACACGGCCTTGAGGAAGCGCGACCAGTCTGGGTAAGGCTCAGTCGGCTTGGGAAGTCGTGGCTTCGATGAGGTCATCTGCAATCTCCTTTGGACTCTGTTGAACTTTTACTGCTTTGTCTGAATCAGTAAGAAACACCATCGACCCTGACCCCTTGAAGTCTGGAACGATGGACTTGATGTGCGCTGTGGGGATCATTCGCCCACCACAATCACCGGGAAAGTAGATGAAGCTGACGCCTCCTACATGCACGGCTTCGCTGAACTCTTGTTCTACCATAATGAGGTGGGGGCGTTTAACGCCTGCCCCCAGGGCGGTCCTCTCTCACTCGTCCTAACGAGCGGGCGTAAAGCGGAACTCAGCCCACTCGCCAAAGTCTCCGTCCTCGTGGAAGACGCTCACGCTGACCTTCTCGCCGATGAGATCGCGAGGGGTCTTAGTAAGCGCCACCTTCTTGTCGGGCCACACGGCCTTCATCAACTTGGTGTAAGTCGCCTTCGCGTTGAGCGGGCGCTTGTAGTTGATGAACGTCGAGAGGTCGCCGTCGAAGGTCGGGCAGTCGAAGACCACCAAGAAGCGCGCTTCGACGCCCTTCTCCTTGGCCTTCTCGTGCGGCTCGAAAGCACGCACATCGGTGATGGTGCAGGAAGGGTAAGAACCCTCCGGCGTGAGGGCCTTCTTGCCCTCGTATTCAGCTTCGGTGATCGTCGCGTTCAGCAGTCGATCGGGATCAAAGTTATCGGAACTCATGTGTCGGTTTCCTCTAGTGGCTTCGGGCCACGTTCTAGGTTTCTAAGGACTTCGAGTAAATTAAGACCGTGATCGGCAGCCAAGGGCTTCGCCTTGAGCAGCTTCTCTACGGTCCCAGCAAGGGCTTCCTTATCCCTCGGTGGACGGTCTCCCATCTCCGACAGCACCTCGCGGATGCGTCGGTCGATGAGGTTTACAATGGATTCTTGGTCAGGCATCGCCCCAAGTTTGGCCAAGCGTTGCTTCGGCTAGGAACTTCACAGCGCCGAAGGCGTCAGGATACGCCGAGTTCGCCGCGCCTTCCATAGCCTGCCGTAGCTTTTCCGCCTTGGCCGGGTCGTTGCCCCCGACGATAATCTCGTCGTGAACGGTGAGCAGTGGCTCCAGCCCTGCGTCATGCACAGCGACCAGCGCGTGCCGGATCAACTCCGCCGCTGACCCCTGCACGATGACGGACACGGCGGGCCGCGTCTCCTCGTTCGAGGTGAAGATGCGGGTGCGACCGGCCACGGTCTTGGCCACTCGGAACTCCTCCGCCTCTCGCCACACCCCTTCCATCCAGTCGTTTAGACGGGGGAGGTTGCGCTTGTAGTCGTTAAGGAACCGGGCCGCCGTCCCCTTGTCAGACTTAAGCTCAAACGCCAACCTCTTCGCCCCCATCCCATTGAGGATTCCGAAGTTGACAGCCTTAGCCTTGAACCGAGACTCGGGGGTGACGCTCTCGATCGTCGTCCCCATCATCTTGGCCGCGACTTCGGTGTGTGGACAGCGGCCCTGCTCGAATGCCTCTAGCAGCACGGGCTCATCGGCGAACGCCGCCGCAACCCGTAGCTCCACCTGCGAGAAGTCACAGGTAATCACGCCGTTGTTTTCCGGCGACGTCATGCAGCCACGCAGCGCCTTGCCCAGCGGGCCACGCTTCGGGATCTGCTGTAGGTTAGGCGTGTCGCAAGAGAACCTGCCGGTCCTGGTGCGCGTCGTGTTCGTCCTCGGGTAGAGGATGCCGTCCTGCGTCATCGCCGGGAGCGGCTCGATGAACGCGGACTTCAGCTTGGTAGTCTTGCGATACTGGATGACCGCATCCGCAAGGTCGTCGCCGTCGTCGGCCAGTCGTTGCAGTGCCAGCTTCGAGGTGCTCGGCTTGCCCGTTGCCGTCAGCGGCAGGCGGCGCCCGCAGTCCAGCAGCCACTGCGCTACCTGCATCGGAGAGTCAGGGTTGCCGTCCAAGCCTTCCGACCTAAGCGCAGTTAAACGCTCGTCAATCATGGCCTCAAGCTGCTGCCTCACCTCGTCGAGCTTGTCGTCCAGCAATCGAATGCCTCGCCGCTCCATCTCGTAGACCGCTTGCTCGACACGGTAGTCGAACGATGCAGCGTCCATCTGGAACCGCTTGGCCATCTTGCTCGTGACGACGCAGTCATTGGCGAGATACTCGAACAGTTGCTCCTCGGGAACCTGCCCGATCTTGCCCTGCTTGAGTAGCTCCGGTGTCTGTATGTTATCCCACCCGTTTACACGGGCGATGTGGTCCATGGACCGCTTGCCCCCGGTGTGTCCGAAGTAAGCGGCAGCCATCGTGTCTTGCCAAGGAGCTTGGGGAACCAAGTCCATAGCGTGTAGGTCGAACCGGAGGTTGTGGCCGATGAGGTGTAGTCGCATGAACCACTCCTCCAACCCCCAGTTCGAGTATTCGTCGCCGGAGATGATGAACACATTGGGCGAGCCAAGTGGGCTTAACCCTATCCACCATGCGTAGTGCGGAGCGTCGTGGCCGACAACGTCTAGCCCGTTGGTCTCCGTGTCGAGCACCCACTGCTGATCAGGGTCAGCGGATTCGAGTAGCTCTATAAGTTGATGGCGAGGTAGTCGGTGAATCATAGAACCACCCTCGCATGTAGAATGGGGCAGCGTTCCCCGTCACGCAGGAACAAGCCGCTACGCAGCAGCGCGAGATCCGCCTCGCTCCCAGCCTTACGTCCCGGCTCCACCACCTGAAGCACCGCCACATCTTGCTTGCCCTTAAGGAACAGGATGACGTCGAAGTCGTCGATGTGGTTGACCACCCACCGACCGTCTTCAACAACAGCCTCCACAAGAAGTGGTGACCATGTGACGCCTCGGAGCCACGCATCCTCCATCCACCTCGAACGCTCTTTAGTCAGCGTTCGGTAGTTAAACAGCGACATGTGGTTCACGGAGACATGCACCACGTAGCCCATGCGTCGGTGCAGGCACGGAGCAAAGCAGGCGCGACCGCTTAAACCGTTACGCACTTGTGCTGCTGCGGGTATCGCAGCGTAGCCTGGGTCCACCTTGTCCTTGGGCCGCTGATTAGCCACCCGTTGGTAAGCTCGACGCAGCCACTCGTTAATGTTTCTCATTACAATAACCTCGCTCTTAGTGTTCTAGGCACATGCACCCGCTTACGTCCTCGGGTCAGCATCACGTAAAGTAGGCGCAGTGTCGCCGGGTCTTTCTGCTCCAACCTTTCCATGGCGACACGCGACCACGGCAGCAAGTAAACGTCGTTAGCTTCAGCGCCTTTAGCTGCGTGCCCAGTGGACAACACAAGCTCGTGGTCGGCCTCGGCAACCTTTGGCACCACACCAGTCTGCCGCAGCCCCCACTTAATGAACGCCTTGGCAACGCTGGCTCGGGAGTAGCCCATGACTAGCCCCGTTCTTGGCGCGTGCTCGCAGTCCCACACGTTTAACTTCGTGCCGTGCTCGGCGGCGAACGTGTGCGCCGGACGGTCATACCAAGACTTCAACGCCTTGGCCGCGACTCCCGCAACAGGGTTACCCACTCGGTAGCCCTTGCTCATCACGGTGCGTTGGTCGGCGCGCTCCCATACTGGCGGCAGCTTGGTGCCGGTCATGCCCTTCGGCGTCCCGAACACCGCCTGACCAGGGTCGCCAAACGCCCACACCTCGCCACCTTCATGCACTAGTGCCAGCGCTGCACGTAGCTCGACCCACGACATGTCTTGCGACTCGTCGATCATCAGCATGTCGAACTTCTCCTCGTCTGGCACAGGCGCCCCCACCTCTAGCCACCTAGCCATAGGTAGTAGGAACTTTAGCTGAGCTTCAGCCTTGCTCTCCTCCAGGTTAAACGGCGGATCGCCCCCAGCCCACCCGTGTAAACGACGGGCGGCTTCGTCCAAGCGGTGCGGTGGTTTGGCACTGGGTGCGTCCGCCTTGTATTGTTCTAGCGCGGGATCGAACAGGTGGTGGATCTTGCGCTGCTGGTAGCTGGCCGCGTGACGGGCCACGCCAGTCTTAGTCTTGGCGTAGTCCTTCACGTAAGGCCATGTCAGTGAGTAGACCGTGCCCGACACGATGTTCGGCGCACGTTGTTTAACGATGGCGGCTGCGTCCTTGGTGTAGGTCACTACCGCAATGCGCTTGTCTCTCGCAAACGCAGACGCTTCTTGCACGATGCGTCTCGTCTTGCCCGTCCCAGGCGGGCCGTCAAACGCAGTGAGTCTAATCTTCGGATCGCTGTCGGACGAACAACTCATACTGCGCTCCAATGTATTCTTGTGATGAGATGGGAAGCTGCCCGATAGGACAGCACCAAACTCGGCTCCCGCTACGCATACCCACTAGCGTCTTGTCGAGCAAGTATTGCTTCTTCATCTTGCGCGCCATCGGGATGTCACCAAGCCTAGTTAGCAGCGACTCCTGAATCATCGGCGGCAGCACTAGCGCAGGTGGTGCGCTGTCGAGCGGCCAAACGATGAACGGTGTGATCGCCCCTTGCGGTCGCTTCTCTGTCCACCCCTCAAGGAAGATGAGGTCGCCCGCTGCAATGCGTGCCCACTCATCCAGCAATTCCCAGAAGCGGTCTTCGACAGGCACGCCAAGGTGATCGACGCCCTTCTCAACTTGCATCATAAAGTCCAACGCCTTGCCCCAACCAGGCTGAATAAACAGCGGGCTGCGGGACACGGTGTCCATCGGTGCGCTAGACAAGCGCGTCAACGTCGGCAGCACATGACGCACATCGGTCAGTCCGGCTACCTTGGTGGCCTCGTGTCTCCGCTTGGCCGAACCACCGAACCCAACAAGCGTCTCCTTCATCTTGCCCGCCGAGTCAAACACCTCGACCATCCACGGCGTGTGACCGAACACGCTTTCGCACTCGGCTTTGATGTCCGTGATCGTAGGGTTCTTCTCACGAGCCTGATACTTCTCGCCGTTGCGGCTGCCCGTCGTCCACCCGGAGTTCATCGCCACCCGGAACTCGGTCTGTTTAAATGCTCCAAGCTTGGGCGACAGCTTCTCCCAGGCAACGTTGACCAACTCGGGATCGACCCCCTTGCCGGGGTGTAAACGGCCCAAGACCTGCCCGATGCGGGCGATCACGTTGTTGCGGTTGCCCTCCGGCACCTCGTCAATCATGTCTAGCATCTCCAGCAGGTGCATGGCCTCGGTGGGTTTGCCGCCCACCTCAGTCTGCTTGCCCTGGTTGGGACGCGCCACTAGCCGTGCGGCCAGTGTCTCCGGTGGGTAGGGTAGCTCGTTCGGGTCGAGCTTGCCCATCATCACCTCATACTTAGCCGCCTTGCCGTGCTTGTTGGTGACAAGTGAACCGGGCAGCATGATCAACCGGCAAGACTTAGACGATACGCGCACCTCACCAGCAACCCCGTTACCGAAGTCGATGGTCGCGGGTAGCCGAGACGCGATGACGTCTGGAGGTAGACGAAACCAAACGTGATAGCCGCCCGAAGGCGAGCGCACCACGCAGGTCTTGTCCGGCACCGCGCGGTCGGGAGAAACCTTTGACCACACCTCGTCGAACTCGCTGCCGTAGGTATCCAAGTCTAGGATAAGCAGCGGCACCGGGTCACCGGGTTGCGGGCATAGGGCAGCGCCCGTCCCCTCCTCCTTGCACAAGTAGGCGTGCGCTAGTTCGTGCTCGCCTTCCTTGATGAGTGCGTCCCACTTGCGCCCGTTAAACTGTGTAGGAAACTTCTGTCTGTTCTTGGTCGGGAACACCCAGTATCCCGACTCGGACAACTCAGTCCATCTCACTCTAAATCTCCTGGCGATAGCTCGCCGCTAATGATACGCCACGCCCGAGCGAGGGCCATTCCCCACGCTTCCCCGTGACTGTGTGTGCAATTTTCCCACGCTAGCGCGTGCCCCCACTCGTGAGCAAGTAGGAGCCACGTTGCGTCGGGTTGTTCGTCCACCACCTTGGCGTCTAAACGAATCAGGTAGTGGTCTTTGTGTTGTGAGCAGTCGCCGATGCGGTCAGCGGGCATCCGCTTGACCACCCTTACTCGAACCTTTCGCCCGTCAGTTGGCGTCGCCAGGAGGTTCAGCAGACGCACTACTGAACGAAGGCTTTGCCGATGAGTCATGGCTTGCGAGGTGGTCGATGTAGGTAGCCAACGCCGACCGGACTAGCTGGCTGGCGGGTCGATCTGTGTGGGTGCAAGCCCAGTTTAGACGCTCGTGCTCTGGAGTAGACAGCCTGATCTCCAAACGGTGGTTGCGCTCTACCCTTCCTCGATGGTTGTAGCTCATATATCAGCGACCTTTCGACGTATTCAGACGTCGTAAACCAAGACGCCCAAGACAGTTACAATGAAACAGGCGGAAAACAGCATTCCGCACGCGCCTCATTGTAGCAGACGGGTGCGTTCTTGCGTAGTGAAACTGGTTTTTGCCGTATCCCTACGCAAGGCGCGCCGAACTACCAACTTGCGTCAACCGAATAGGTCGAATGCCCGCTGTAAGGATGACCCGAATCTCACGGGTCTGCGGTTCTACTGGCAACGTCTTCACCACTAAGGTCCGTGCCGCCCCGCACATAACGCAGGCGGGTAGCGTGTGAATGTTAAACGGGCAGACAGCCATGCCCAGGGCACCGCAGTGACGTAGCGGTCTACGGTTGCCGGGTGATGCGGGAGGGGATGTAGGGAAGAAGCGCTCAACGCCTTCCGGTCAAGCAAGGCGGAGCACCTGCATCAGCCAACAACTGTGTTCGTTAGCGGCAAAGATAGCCGACGTATAAACCAGCGCAGAAAATGAGCGCGATGATTAGGTAGGCAACTGCGTAGTGCCCCTGATCGTCGTGGTCAGGCATCGGCGGGAACGGCTTCGGGGAATGAGAACTCACGGGCTTGCTTCAACATCATCTCGATGTCGGCAAGCTCGTCAAGGGCGAGGTAAAGAGACAGGAACTGAATCGAACCCACCTTCAACTCGACCTTGCACTGCTTCTCCCAAAGCGGACCCGACATGCGGGCTAGCTCCATGCGAATCGGCTGGTCACTGTCTTGAGATACGTGCTGACACCAACTGGCGTAGTCTTTCATGTTACTGCTATCAATCTTACCCATTGTAGTCTCCTTGTTCTGGGTCTTCGAACGCAAGCTGCGCCCGCTGCATGGTTGGAAAAGGTCCGACGAACTTGTCGGCGTCTTGTCTACAAAACTCAAAGAACGATTCGGTTCCTCTTAGATACCGATAACGAATGATGCCCTCTGGCCAGAAGAACATCGGCGCATCTAACGAATACCTGCGGTGACCTTTGCGCATCGGTGTGTCGAGGAACGGGTGCTCCTTCGACGACCACCCACCATTAAGCGTTTGCCAGCCGACGGTGCCATCCTTCAGAATGGCCGCCTTCCAGTTAAACTTTTGGCTCACCGAACACCTCCCGATAGAAGTCACGCTCGTCGGGATCGGACGATAGGTTGCCGAGATCCTCGCGTCGCCGCCATCGAGTAGCGGTGTCGAGTGTGTCTCGCGTAGTCTTGTCGTCAACCATGGCACGGAAGACGTCGAACGAGACATCCTTGAACTCGTCCATGACAGTCTCGTAGAGCTTAGACGAGTCGTAGTCACCAACGAGTGTGACGCGGCAGTTAGCCCACGAGCCAACGATGTCGTGTTTAGACACCGGGTCGTCGGACTGCCGCAGCAGATGAGCAAGCGCAGCAAGCACGCCGCTCGCGCTGTTGCACATCTCATAGAACTTGAGACCATCGCCGAAGCGATGCGGGTGAATGAACTCGCGCTTGTCGAGATTAACTGCAATAAAGTATTGGCCCATATCTAGCTGTGAATGTGTCCGTCGGTTTCGATGCCCAGCGTCATGCCACGCCACTGCATCAGGTAGCAACCCATCAAGCCGTTCCACTGGATGGTGTCTAGCTCTTCGGTCGTAACGCGGTCGCCCTTGTTGGAGCGAACCACCTGCTTGCACCACTCAATGTCCGGGTGCTGGACCTTCTGTTCTGTTGTCATGTGTGCGGCCTCCTTGAACCGCGCTTCTTTGTTGTCTGCGCTTCTGTAACCCTGCTCGATTAACTCGACCAGCCTGCCGAATGGATCTTTCACGACCAGTGAGAGTCATTCATAACTACGAGATCGCCCACGATGTTGCGCCCTACAAGGGCCGAGGCGAGCGCGTTATACGGCTTCTCCTTGAGCAGCCCCTCCTCGTCGCACAAGAACACAGAACCAGACGGTGCGTCGTTGGAAGTGTGAGGCATGATCTGCTCGACATAACCCCCTACTGCTTTTTGCAATTGCAGGAGCGTGAAGGTGCCGTCGTCGTTTTCAGGCTCAGGCATCGGGCGAATCTCTCCGGG